CCTTAAGTAGCATAATATGCTAATTGAATCACAATTTATTTATTAAGTTATAAGAGAATATATTTTGAGTACATAATTAATTATTTAGAAAAGATTTATAAGTTTTAAGAATATTAAGAAAATAAAAGGATTATGTACTCATTTTTCCTTAAGTAGCATAATATACTAAGAGATCACATTGTTTTTTAATAAGTTATAAGAGAATATATTTTGAGTACATAATTAATTATTTAGAGAACTTTAAAAAGTTTTAAGAATATTAGGAAAATAAAAAGATTATGTACTCATTTTTCCTTAAGTAGCATAATATACTAAGCGATCACAATGTATTTTCATAAAATTATAAGAGAATATATTTTGAGTACATAATTAATTATTTAGAGAACTTTAAAAAGTTTTAAGAATATTAAGAAAATAAAAAGATTATGTACTCGATTTTCCTTAAGTAGTATAATATACTAAGAGATCACATTGTTTTTTAATAAGTTATAAGAGAATATATTTTGAGTACATAATTAATTATTTAAAAAAGTTTTAGAGATTTTAAGAATATTAGGAAAATAAAAAGATTATGTACTCGATTTTCCTTAAGTAGTATAATATACTAAGAGATCACATTGTTTTTTAATAAGATTATAAGAGAATACATTTGAGTACATAATTAATTATTTAGAAAGTTTTAAAAAGTTTTAATAAATTTAAGAAAATAAAAGGATTATGTACTCATTTTTCCTTAAGTAGCATAATATACTAAGATATTACATTGTTTTTTTAATAAGTTATATAGAATATATTTTGAGTACATAATTAATTATTTAGAAAAGATTTAGAAGTTTTAAGAATATTGAGAGATTAAAAAGATTATGTACTCATTTTCCTTAAGTAGCATAATATGCTAAGTGATTACTATATATTTTTAATAAGTTATAAGAGAATATATTTGAGTACATAATTAATTATTTAGAAAGTTTTAAAAAGTTTTAATAAATTTAATAAAATAAAAGGATTATGTACTCATTTTCCTTAAGTAGCATAATATACTAAGCGATCACAATGTATTTTCATAAAATTATAAGAGAATATATTTTGAGTACATAATTAATTATTTAGAAAGTTTTAAGAATATTAATAAAATAAAAGGATTATGTACTCATTTTCCTTAAGTAGCATAATATACTAAGGGATCACAATGTATTTTCATAAAATTAAAAGAATATATATATTAGTTATAAGATTTATAAATACATTAAATAATAATATATATAATTATGCAATTACTTCATTAATATCTGTCAATTCATGTTCGAAACAAAGATTATGAACTTTAAGAGAGCAAGTACGTCCTACACGTTGTGCTCTACCAATTGCTTGTTGCTTATCAATATCCATGGAATGTAATATAATTACATCTGTAGCACAATTTATTTCAATTCCTGAACCTGCATATTGTGTAGTTAATAATATAACATTTGTATTACCATTCTTAAAATTATTGAGAACATTCATCATATGACTTGTATGACCTTTTAAAGAAGCATATGTAATATTATTAGATGTAAGAAGTTCCATTATTTTAGTGAAAGCATCAACACGACTAAATACTATAAATTTACCATCTCTATTATTTTTAATTAATTCAATTAATGTATCCTCTTTATTTAATATACCTTTTCCTAAATTATCAATAATATTATTATTTTTACAAAGAATATCAAGTTTAAAAGGAACAATAGCAGTTAAATTATCTGTACTTTTAATTTCAGCCCTACATTCAGGACATTTTTTTATATTACCATTTAATGTATTATTATTAAGAAATTTAATAAGACAAATACCGCAAAATATATGAGTACAATCTAATATAATAGGATTCGTAATATTATCAAGACAAATAGTGCAAGTTTTATTTTCTATTTCAGAAATACGTTCTGTTAAATCTTTTAATTTACCTAACAAAATATTTAATTCTGTATCAATAATTTTAATTTTATTTGCTTTAACTTCTTCGTTAATACAAAGACCCGAAACATATTCTTTTTCTTTTTCCTTATTAAATATAGATTTATTCATATCAGCACAAATTAATTTTGCTATCCCTTCTTCAGTTTCATTTTTTCCACCCAATTCTTTTATAGCTCCTGAAATATCATTTGCGTTTATTTTTTCTAGTACGTTTTGATTAATAAAGTTTTTAATAACATTCAAAAATTTAGACATTTTGCACAAATAATATTTTTCAATAATTGGAGGTACTTTAAAACTTTCTCTAACAAAGTTTTTATTACATTTAACTAATAAATAATTAATATAATCTTCTTTTAAAATATCTTTTATATTATAATATTGAGAATATGAAGTTGACGAAATCTTATCACAAATATTTAAGTAAGTACCACTTATTAACCAAACAAATAGATAACTGAAAATATCTATTTTATTTATAATATCATGACATTCGTCAATAATAATACGTTTCCAACGATTAATAAACTTATCCATGTAACCATCATTATAAAACTCTAATAATTTCGATAATGTAGTATTTTTAATAAGAACAACATCATATTGATCGAAATATTTTATAATATCATCTTCATTTACAAGGTTTTTATCAGGTAAGTATTTTTTAATAAATATTAAACTGTCAATAGCAATGTATTTTAATGTTGTGTCGTTTTTAAGAGTTTTTTCCCACTGTACGTATACAGGACCTCTTGGTACAATTATCAATGTAGAAGAAATCATCTTTTTTACATCTGGTACTTTCTTATTATCAGTTACAGCAGTAAAATAATTATATGCTTTTGAACTATGGAAACTATGTGTCATAACATCATTAACATGAATATTATATAAAGGATTTTGTGCTACAATTGAAAGAGCAGTAAGTGTTTTACCATATCCAACCATATCACCTAAAATACCTATATTTGTAGAAATCTTAATATTATCTTCTACAATATATTCATTTATATTATTATATAATGGCTTTTTATAATGTTTATAATTAATTGTACCAACATTTTCCATATGTATGGCTTTATATAAAGATGCAAGTTGATGAGGTTTAAGACTTTTTTTAATTTTAATAGGTTGGTTTGCTCTTCTTGACAAAGAATCTATTTCAATGTCGTATATTATTTCATTATTTTCTTCTGACATTATTAAATCTTTAGTTATTATTATATAATAATATTTTTATATTTATATCAATTTTTTAGAAAAAACTTATTATACTAAAATGATATAAGAAATAATATATAAGTTTATATATATAATTATGCAGAGTGAAATAGTAGATGTTAAAGAAGTAGGTCAAATAAATGATGATAGTGTAATAGATGAACTAGCAAATGTAGTTAAAGCACCAATTGTTAATAATAAGAAAATTATATTTGCTTTACCTGGTGATAACTTTAGTTCTAAGTTTTTGATTGCTTGGACTTCAACAATTAGTAAAATATGGGAAACTAAACGTTATGATATTATGATTTCTCCGGCTACAGGTTCATTCGTTCCATTTGTAAGAATGCATACATTAGGTCTTGAAACATTGAGAGGATACGAACAAAAACCTTTTGGAGGACAAGATTTTGATGTTTGGATTACTATTGATAGTGATATTATATTTACTCCCGAACAAGTAATATCACTTATTGAGTCAACAGATCATCATCCTGTAGTTTCAGGTATGTATAGAATGGCGGATTTGGTTAATTATGCTTTTGTTAAAGATTGGGATGAAACCTTTTTTAAAAGCAACGGTACATTTAAATTTTCTACACCTGAAGAAATAGAAAATTGGAAAAAAGAAACATCTTTCAATTATTTCCCTGTTGTATATACTGGAATGGGATTTATGGCGATAAAAAAAGAAGTTTTTGATAATATGAAATATCCATATTTTGATTCGGAATTGCATGTAATTACTTGTGATGATGGTAAAGTTATTAAAGATATTTGTAGTGAAGACGTAGCATTTTCTAAAAATATTATTAAAGCAGGTTATCATATTATGATTAACACAGATATTCGTGTCGGTCATCTTAAACAATTGGTTATTTAAAATATTATTTAAATTATAGAATAATGGAACTTTTGTTTTTATTAATTGATAAATTAGGTGTTTATACTCCAATAATTTTATTAATATTATATTTAATATATTATTTTATATCCAACTCATTCATATTTATATTCTTTATTTCAATTGGATTTTTTATAGGATTGTATATGAGTAATATGATTCGTGAAAAAATACCATTTTTTTCTATTTTATTTTAGTTTTCATAAAGGAAAGTTTGATTTCGATGATAATTTATATCCTTTATTTTTCAATATATCTTCTTTTTCTTCTCTAAGAGATATTTTTTCTTTTTGAAACATTTTTTCTTTTTGAGATCTTCTCTCTTCTTGAATTTCTTCTACTTTTTCTATTTCTTCTTTTCTTTCTATTTCTTCTCCTTGAACTTCTTTTACTTTTTCTTCTCCTTGAACTTCTTCAACTTTTTGTTCTTCTTTACGAGAACTTCTTAATTCATTTTGAGGTCTTCTTTCTTCAACTTTTTGTTCTTCTTTACGAGAACTTCTTAATTCATTTTGAGGTCTTCTTTCTTCAACTTTTTGTTCTTCTTTACGAGAACTTCTTAATTCATTTTGAGGTCTTCCTTCTTCTACTTTTTGTTCTTCTTTGCGAGAACTTCTTAATTCAGTTTGAGGTCTTCCTTCTTCTACTTTTTGTTCTTCTTTGCGAGAACTTCTTAATTCAGTTTGAGGTCTTCCTTCATCTACAAAATTTAATTCAGTTTGAGGTCTTCCTTCTTCTACAAATTTTAATTCATTTTGATGCCTTCCTTCTTCTACTTTTTGTTCTTCTTTACGAGAACTTCTTAATTCTTCGCTTTTTTTAGAATTACTTTGAAATATTTCTGGTATATATGAATATTCTTGAGGTTCTGATAGTACATTGTCTTGAATATGAGATGGTTGTGATATTGTATCGTTTGGTGTAACAACAGGCTGTAATATAGGAACTTCAGATGGAGTTGAAGACATATTCATATACCAATAAATAATACTTGAAATAAAAATAAGTAAAACAAATATACCTATTCCTAACAATACCCATTTAAATTTACTCATTATATTTTCACTTTCTATAACTTCTTTGTCTGATTTAGATTCATCTGATTTAGATTCATCTGATTTAGATTCATCTGATTTAGATTCATCTGATTTAGATAATATTGTTGTATCTTCTTCTTTAACATCTTTTATACCTTCTTGTTTATTATTAGACTTTATTCTATCACTAATAAGTTTATTTAACGCTTCAGTTGATAACTTATTACTTTCTTCTGAAGATACAAACTTTTCTAATATTTCTAACTTTTCAATTAATTTCTTATTATTATTTTTTTCAAGAGACGCAATTAAAGATTGAATAATACTCATTATATATATAATACCCTTCTATATTAATAAATCAATAAAAATAATATGTTTTTCTTCTTAATAAATAAGATAATACTATATAAATGGAACTATCGACATCTGTTAATGTTAAAAGATGGATAAGTGAAAATGATTATAATAAATATGTATTTGATGCAAATATTAATAACACATATGATAAAAGTTATATTGTCATTAGAGAATATATATTTCAAGATAATAATAATATAGATGCTCTAAATAAAATAGCTTATTATATATTAAAACACGAAAAAAACAACAAAAAAATAGATATACCTTTTTATTGTTGGGGGGAAGATAAAAAACCAATATCATTTTATATAAAAAATATAAAATGGGGTGGTTATAATGTTAATCCTTTTAAATCTAAAGATAGAAACTCAGAATTATTAAAAGAACCAATAGAAATAATAGAAAATAATACATTATTTAAACGAACTAATATAAATATTGTTTTTTTATCAGACTTTGAATATAACATTAAATATTATTTTGAAAAAAATATTAATAAAGAAGAGTTTATTAAAAAAACAAAGGAATTAATTAATAAAGAAGATTTGCTAATATCATTATATAAAACAAATACAACTAATATAAATATTTCTTCTGAAGAGTATTATAATATATGTTTTGAATCTAAAATAGAAAATGTAGATTCATTAATAGTTATTTTCGATAAACTTAATACTAATAATAAAATGCAATTAATACAATTAATTGACGATAATTACAAAGTAATTTATAAGTTATTTAAATATCATACATTTGAAAATGAAAAAGAACTATCGATCATTTTTAATCTAAATAATGTAAAAGAGTTTGGATGTGTTAATATATATTATTATGGTAAAAATGCGAAAATGTCTATATTTAGAGATGGTCGTGTATTAATATATTTTAAATATTCTATTGATAATGGTAAAAAATGGGATAAAGTATTAAGTGATAAAAATGATATTGTATTATATGTAAAAGAATCTTTAAATATAGATTTAATATTTAATGAATCCGATATTAATACAAGAATTAATTATACAATAGATAATACAGAATATTCAGCACTAATAAAAAATATAGGAATATTTACTAATATTTTTGAAGCTATTATATTTAAAAAAGAAAAGAAAAAGAACAGTGGTTTCTATGCTTATAAAAGAACTTCAGAATTTACAAATAGTGTTTTTGATATTACATCATATATTAAATCTCGTATAATAGTTGGTATGACAGAAGATGACATTATAAAAGAACTTGTTAATTTAGGATATACAAAATTAGAATCAATACCAATTGTTAAAAACGAAATTAAAATGATTGGAGATATAGGTTTTAATAATTTAGATAAAAATGTTAAAATTATTGATGGTACATATATAGTTGTTAAAAAAGGTGTTGGTGGATTTGAAATAGATATAAAAAATTGTAAAAGTTATTTTGAATTAGAAAACTTAAAATATTGGTTAATAAGAATTATAGAAAAGTCAAGAGTAGTATTAAAGAAAAATCCTCCTAAAAAAATAATAGTTCCTCCAAAACAAAAAACTATTTCAAAATCATCTTCTTCATCAAAGTCTTCAAATGATGATTTTGAATATTTTGATATTGACAATATAGGTACACATAAATCAAAAGGAGGTGTTCGTGATGCATTAAAAAACGATAATAATAAAAATTATTTAATTAATCGTCTTAGAAATGCAGATAAAGAACTATATAATGATAAAAATAAATCTCGAAAATGTCAAAAAGAACATCAACCTGTTGTTTTATCAACTTATGAAATGGATATTCTTAAGTCAAAAGGTTATGATAAACTATTTGACAATGTTATAAAACATGGTAGTAGTGAAGATAATCAAAATTTTTATACATGTCCTCGTTTATGGTGTCCTATTAGTAAAATACCATTAGATGAATCAATATCAAACCCTAAATGTCCTGTTGATAACGAAGAACCGATGTATATGAATAAAGATATGAAAAATATAAATCAACCAAGATATGCATATTTAATAAAAAATATAAATATACCTTGTTGTGGAAAGAAAAACCCAGAACTAGATAAAAAAATAAAAAAAAATAAAAAAAATATTGAAGATAAAGAAAAAGATATTGAAGATATTGAAGATAAAAATTATATTATGAATAAGTTTCCATTACCTTATCAAGGAAGATATGGAGATATACCAAAAGAACTATATAATATATTATATCCAGATAACTTCTTAGAATAT